GTAAGAGACCCCTCATATCTATATAAATACATATGTGAGCTCTCAAGTTATTATTAATTACCTCGTTAATAGCCGTATACCCACCTATAAATTAAATCATAATAATATACCTCTAAACGTATCAATTTCTACTGGTATATTTTACTCCCTATTAAATAACTGCTAAGGCTATTAGAATAGCCACTGATTTTTTTTTATTTTAATTCTTTGAATATACTCACATAGCCTTAATTACTCATTATTTACTAGTTAAACAGCCAATGCGTGGGATTGATTAATGACGAAGTGTATCAACATACCCTTGTTAATAGCTCATACCTAACTAAATCAAGTAGCTTGAATTAGATTAGCAAGCTATATCTCATATAAAGAGAGTTACTTATCCCTTATCTAATTAATTATCTAAAATAGAGTGTTTAAACCACCTTAGCCTATGTTACTCTAGTAATATATATAATTAGCTCATATAGGTAGTATAACGTCAATAGGTCTACTTGAGCTAGTAATATATTACCTATATCATATACCTAGCCTCGTTCTGGCCTTAGTCAGGTATTTAATTTATCTAATACGTACCTTACGTGCCTAAAACCTATTATTTTACCCTTAATATACCTAAATCCTCTATTGTATTTTTCTATTAAATAGTTTAAATACCCCTTATTAACCTCGTTTATTTGTGTCTATTATTATAGGTATTAAGTTTATGGCTAGCCCCCATACATTCCCGAATGGGAACCCAATGCTCGAGTGTGATACGTATATTTATTAAGGGGAGTAGTACTTGTGTTTCTTCTTTTAATGGCTTTTATTCTTTGTTTAATGGCCTTTATAAGTCTTTTTATTTCTCTTTTTTTTGGATCACTAGTACTAGTTACTAGTACTAGTTACTAGTCACTAGTCACTAGTTCTTATAAATTTTAACGAAGTGAAAAAAAATTTATCACTAGTACTAGTTACTAGTACTAGTAACTAGGGCTAGAGCCGTTCATCCTCTCGCCGGACGGCTCGTGGAATTACTCGCTTCTTTGATTAAAAAATATATAATATATATTATTTTTAATACACGTAGTAACAAAAAAGAAAAGAGAATACCTCGTAACCCTCTCCGTTGGTCGGGTTACTCTTCCTCGTAACCCTCTCCGTTGGTCGGGTTACTCTTTACTAGTACTAGTTACTAGTCACTAGTCACTAGTTCTTATAAATTTTAACGAAGTGAAAAAAAATTTATTACACGAGTAAGAAAAGTTACATGATCTTCCTCGCTAGGTAGTAGCAAATTAGCGAGGATAGTACCTCGTAACCCTATACAGTGGATCGGGTTACTATTTACTAGTAGGAGATTTTACCATACTTTTTTTTCCTTGTAAACACCCCTATAAGTTATAATTTTTCTTTTAGAAAACTTACCCCTAAATAGAAATTGTATTTGAATTTATCTTACCCCCCATGGCGCTCACCCCCCACATGTCGCATAATCATTCAAATGTGTTAACTTAAATGATTGTGATATAATAAACCTTATGGCCAACCCCTGTAAATATACACCTCTGGAATTGAAAATCAATATTGATAAATACTTGGCTTCAAGAGCTAAAAGAGGGGTTATTTTGACTCATCGTAAAAGCGGTAAAGATTTTGAAATATTGGAATATGCCACCGAACCCGTTACCTGGCAGGGATTAGCTGTCTACCTCGGAATTGAATATCAAACACTGTGGGCTTATTCTAAAAAGGCTGAATACCGACAAATTGTTAACGGCGCGCGACAATTAATAGAATCGAACCTGATTGACCGACTCGTAACGCAACGGCATGTTACCGGCCTCATATTCTACCTAAAAAATAACCTCTATTGGAAAGATAACCCGGATGCACCTGTGGATGACACTCCGGATCCAAACCGGGCAGAACTTCTTAATAATATAGAGGGGCTTGTATCTAAACTAGGCTGGGAACTAAAGAAGAAACCAAAAACCAAACGTGAGGAATTGGGGGAAAGCTAATGACCACACTATTAGACGCCTATAGAAAACACAGAAAAGAATCAAAGAAACTAATTGAAAAAGAGAAAAAGAGATGGCTCTCAGAATCGGCTGAAGCCAAGAAGAAAATCCCACCAAAAATCAGAGCCTGGCTACCTGACGACGGCCGAAAACACGCCCGTTAATATATATACACACACGTGAATGAAAAAAAATGATTTGACTAGCCTAGACTCTCATCAACTCCAGCAGCTAAAACAACTACTGACACAGAGGTTAGTAGACGAGACTGATAACCGCCTAGATTATATGGACTGGTGTGCGTATCCCGAACAAAACGAAATCAGAGAGGCAGTTCTAACCTCAATATACCTGAAAACAGGTAAATCAATATACGTTATATTTGGTGGTAACAGGTCGGGGAAAACCGAGAGTGGCGCAGGTATCGTTGGTGAGATATTTAAACGAGCAGAACCAAAACGGATCTGGTGTGGCACGATCTCTGATCTATCAATAAAAGTCCAACAAAAGAAACTATCAACTCTAATCAGGAAGCAGGACCTAGAGTATGGCGAGTACAACGAAATCAGAGGCTGGAAAAACGGGATAATAGTAGGCAAAAACAAAAGCACTTGCCATTTCAAAACGTACGAACAGGGATCTGGCTCGTACCAGGGCGACAAAATAGATCTGATTTGGTTGGATGAGGAACCGCCCTGGGATATATTCCAGGAATGCATTGCCCGTGTTACTGATACTGGTGGGATAATACTGTTTACGTTTACAAGTCTATCAGGATTCACCAGGCTAGTTAATTTCCTATGGGATTCTAATAGCGAGGACGTGAGCTCGACTGTTCTAACACTAGATATGAACCCGTTTATTGCCACCGAAAGAAAGGCAGCATTTAAGCGCAAAGTGGACGCTGACGAGTACGAGTCCCGGATCGAAGGACGACCTCACATGAAAGAAGGTCTAATATACAAAGAGTTCAGCCAAAAACTACACCGAATACCAAGATTTAATTACCAACTAAACGCAAGAAACGATCCACTGAACTGGCTAATTCTCGAGGGAATTGATCCTCATCCACGGGTTCCCCATCACTGGTTACGGTTTGCGTATCACATAAACACTGATACGTTGTACGTAGTTGATGAGTTAAAAGCACCAAAAGAGTCACTGTATATTGGTGATTTCGCAAAGATGATACACATCAAACGAAATAAAATTGTCCCTCTATACACACAAATTGACACAAGTTCAATGATCCCTGATGTGATAAATAAGGCCACGGGCGAAGAACAAGAGGAAGTCCACACCATCCGCAGAGAGTTCTATAAGGCAGGCATCGAATGCGTTTTGGTAACCAAAGATAATGCGCTTGGTATTGGTGAGGTGAAGCGGAGATTGAAGGTTGTTAAGACACTAGACGGCACAATAAAGAGGAAGCCAAAGTTATATTTCTTTGATGATCTTGCCGGTATCAACTGGGAAATAGTTCGGTATAGCTGGGATAGTTACGCCAGCGCACGGATAAGCGAAAGGAATGAGACACTGAATCGGCCTAAAAAGAAGAATGATCATTTTATGGATATAATCAAATACCAATGCATTAAGTTGTTACTCGATTATCGGCCAATAGATTATGAAGAAGCAGGGCATGTTGAGCTGTTCAGCGGGATGGGCTATTAATCTCAAATGTTATAATTAATGTAAAAAAGGAAGTTAAAATGGATGACAGCATAAAAGAAGAAACCCGACACTTGAACCAAGATAAAGAAATCATAGATTATTTCATGGCACTAAAGACGACCTACGCTACACAGCGGGAAGGGCTAGAGGAATTATGGGATCAGGCGCTAAAGGCGTATAAAGTTGATGAGGGTTTAAGTCGCACTTATGAGGGCAGGGCCAAGGTCAATGTACCGGTGACACTTATGAAGGTTGAGGGTATTGAATCTCGGATCAACCGGATACTATTCAACCGAGATCCATGGGGTAGGATTGAATCTAAAAAAGAAGAACCACAAAAGAAGAATATCCTAGATTTACTCAACGAATATATTTTCGGTCACCAGTTACCGGAGATCGATTTCAAGTCCAATTTCAAAGAACACAACAAGAACCGATGTATCTATGGGACATCAATTGCCAAGATACCTCAAGAGTATGAGGAGCGTGAGTTTAGTTATTTCGAGGATGAGGAACCAGAACTGATAATAAGAAAGAACACGTATTTCAGGCCACTATTGATCCAAGACTTCTATACCGACGCAAGTATATCAGATATCAATAAGAGCAAAGCCTGTATCCATTTCACAAAGGAACGGCTAGAGGATTTGCTAGCACTTGAGAAAAGGACAGTTACTGAAGAAATAGAGAGTGCGGACAAAAAAGGCAATCCAATAATAGAAGAAAAGACAACTACGGTAGGGGTATACGAAAACCTAGATCTAATAAAACCAGGTGATACTGGAAATATGACTGACGCTCAAAAGGAATATGCATCTATTCTGGGTTTATCAAGTAAATCGGAAGCGGTGTTTCAGCGCAAGCTAAAAGCCACAAAAAAGAGTGGTTATGTAGAGATTGACGAGTGTTACGGAAGGTACGATCTTGATGGAGATGGCGTACCCGAAGAAGTGATCGTAACAATCGCTAATGGTGATGTGGTAATCAGAAAAGAGCCAACGCCGTTCCGGCATAAAAGGTACGTTCGTCCGTTCATAGTTGGTAGGTATATAAAGCTAGCCAACACGTTTTACGGATTATCCAAGGTAATTTTGGGATTGCCTCTTTTATATGAGTTAAATGCAAGTCGTTCCCAATCAACTGATGCGAGAACTTACAGCAATTTTCCAATGATGTATGAAGATAAATCGAAGAGTGTTAGATGGGACGGGGTATGGCGACCCATGGGAAGGATCACTGGTGTTGGCAGTAACGGGATAACACCGATAATCAATCCAAACCTATCTAATGTAAAGATGCAAGATAGTGTCCTAATCGGGCAAGACCTAGACCAGTTATGGAGTTTAGCTCCGGTCCAGCAAGGGACGTCGGATAGTAGATTAATACCAAAGACAGCAGCAGGAACAATGGCAATTATCCAACAAAACGATTTACCGTTAAACGATTTAATAGCGCAAGTTAGTAATGACGAGCTCCGGCCATTTCTGGAGATGCTATATGAGCGGAACTTAGTATTCAAAGACACTGAAGATTTACTAGATATCTATAGTGAAGAAGAGGTACAGAAGTTAGGGATTGACCCTAATATGTCAATGAAGGATTTGGTAGTCAATGTTAAGTACAATATATTAGGAACAATGGAGTTGGCAAACGAGGTTGCACACCAGCAAGGGTATACCCAATTCACTCAATATGCGATTCAAGTACCGCCGATAGCAAGGAGAATTGACTGGCGGGTTATGGGTGAAAAGGTGTTGAAGTGTTACGGGATAAGTGATGATGCAACTGATCTTTGGTTAGATGAGGAAGAGGTGATGAAAGTTCAGCAAGAGCAGGCCAAGGCACAGACGGAAGCAGAGGCCAAAGCTAAAGAGGAATATGGCCAGAAGGTAAAGACTGATGTGGAAGGCCAGATAGCAGAGGACAATAATAAGGGTAGAATCGAGATGGAGAAACTCGTAGCTGAAGCCAGTTTAGAGGTGGCAGGGGGTAAAAATGACAAAAAAGCTGGATAGGCAAACATTTGAGGCAGCATGCGAGATATTTATAGGTGAGCGTCTAGCGATCTTAAGAGAAAATCTAGTTAGCGAGGACAGGAACCCTCAATTAATAGAGAAAATGGCAATTGAGATTAAGACTATAGAGATATTTGGCGAAGATATAATTAGGGACTACACATTTTAAGGAGGATAAATAAGCATGGATAATGAAACAAATATAATTAGTAATGAACCGGTTAAGAGGGCTCCGGCTCCAAGGAGACAGCCACCAAGGCATTTATTCAAAGAGGAAGCATTTCCTAAGATAAATGAGACAGTAACATTAGTTAAGAAGGTGCAGTACCTTGTTAATTCCAAGCTAAAATTTAAGGATGTTGTTTACCAGAAAAAAGTGGCTTCTCATATAGCTAGATGTAAATACAAATGCTGCAAGAAGTACGGTGTCAATCTTGAGCATATGGAAAAAGCTGCTAATAATCTGAATGGGAGAAAGATTGACGGTATTTATGTTAATGATTTACTAGGCAGGCAAGGATTCTATGACGGATCCCAGGTAAGCAGGGCAGATGTTGCGGCGAAATACAAAACAGGTTCATTCCAAGTTGAAGTTGCTGATGGTAAGTTTGCTGGGATACTGTTACAAGCTGATCCAATAAAGGGGTATCAAAGTTATATTGATATACTTAGAAAAGAAGAAGATAGAAAAATATCTGAAAAAGTGGATGAAGGAGAATAGATGTCTATAAAATTATTGTCGGAATCCGAACTGGACGGTAAGACCGAAAGTGAAATCGCTGAGTACCTGGATCAGGTTGAAGCGTCTACTAATGGTAATACTGAAAGTGCCGGAGAAACCGAGCACGAGGAAGCACTCGAGACCAAAGAAGAACAAGCTCCAAGTGAGAGTTCTAATGAAGTTAGCGAAAAGGCTGAAACAGGAAAAAATACTGAAGTAGAAAAGGAAGCAGAGAAAGATGATACAGAGAGCGCATACTACAAGAAAAAGGAAAGAGAAGATTTAATTGCGCTGTTAGAGGAAAAGAACAAGTATATTTCTAGGCAGAACAATGAACTATATCAGGTGAGAAAGAGTTTAGAGACACTTGATGGCAAGGTAACAAACATATCTAAGGCCAAAGAGAGGGAAGCTGAAGATGCTCTTTTAGACGATTACCCGGAAGCAGAGCGGGAAGTGGTTAGGAAGCTAATTTCATCAGAGATTGAGCTAAGGGAAAGTAAACGGAGAGAGGCAGCCGAATCGCAATTGGCGAATATCGAGAAAGAGAATTCAACATTCTATGAGAATTTGAAAACTCATCCAGAGATATTCAATGTTGTTAATCCGGAGCTGCAAGCCGAATTTTCACGAGCTGGAGCTACTAATGATGAACGTGTAGCAAAAACTATCCGAACTCAAGGATGGGTAATGGCAAAAACACTTGATATATTGAAGCAAGAAAACTCGGCAAAGGTGAGTAATAAGGGGTCACTTGAACGGTCTAAAAGGGCAGCGACAACAAATACGGCTGCAAGTAGTACTGCATCAAAAAAGCCACGAAAGTCAATTGACGATATGTCAGCAGATGAATACCTAGAATATGCAATTAAGGTGGAGGGTTTACCTATCGCCTAAATTTCATATAAGGAGAGTGAAGTAAAGATGACAGATCAACAATCATCACATGCTTCAATGACCGATGCGGTCAAAACAGTTTATAGTAAACGAATTTTAAAGGCGTTTGAGCCAAAGACAGCTTTTTATAGGTTAGCACCAACTAGAGAGGACATTCCTCAAAATGGTGGTAGTTCTATTGAATTTACACGCCTAAATGCAATTGGTTATTTATATGCCGATGACACTGACGAATTTACAGCACAACAAATGTATCAATCTTCAACTGTTGTTAGCGCTACTTTGCATGAGAGGAATGGCTATGTCCAATTTTCCAGGTTCCTAAAAACAACTCAAATTGCGCCATTCGCTAAAGTTGCTAATAAAGTAGAACAGGCAGCAACTAAGACCCTGGACGTTTTAATCAGGAATGATATTGGTATGTGTGTGGCTGATACGGCTAATGCGAGTGGTGTTAATATGAACAATCTTGCTATTGACGGTGGTTCATTAAATTCATCTAGTATCACAGCAAAATTCTGGTCGCATGATGCATCTACTAGTGGAGATAGGTTCCCGATGTACCATAATAAGACCAGGATTGCCCAATCTTCAACTGTTGTCGCTGTTGCGAAAACCGGAGCCACAGTTAAGACATTCCAAGCTGGTGTAAATGTGCTTAGAGGCAAGAATATTGATCCACTACCTGATGGACGATATGCATGTATCACATATCCAACTGTTATATTCCAGGTGAAAACCAGTGCGGGGTATAAAGGTTGGTTTGCGCCGACATCTCCGGATAAGATAGCCATGATGACTGATGAAGTCGATATCCTATCAGGAATCAGATTTACATCCACAACTCTTGGTTACAGGTTCCCTGTATCCGGTGATACGTTATCAACCGGTTCCGGAGCTGTGTTCTGTTCATTACTATTTGGTGATGAGGCATACGGTGTATCTGAAGTAACAGGTATGGGTGGAGGCAGAAAAGGGTTTGAGTTCTTCATTAAAGAGCCTGGATCACAAACTGTATCTGACCCATGTAACAAAAAGAGAATTGCGTCTTTTGCTATTACAGCAGTAGGTAAAGTATTGAATAAGTCAGCCGGACTTTGGATACTATCAACTGAAGTAACTGCATAAGATATCTAGCAGTTAAATAACAATTGAGGCGGATGAGTGACACACACACTTGTCCGCCTTTTTGTTATAAAAATAAATCGGTGTATAATAATATGTTATAAAGTGATTAGTTAATCAAAATATGATGGGGGTACTAACATTAATGACATTTGACATCGTAATTTCATATTTCAAGAACAAAGACACAATAGATAAACTCCTAAACTCGATTGCAGATCAAGACACTAAAGATTATACCGTTGTAATTGTTGTGGATGGTAAAGAGGAAAATATTGAAGACATAAATTACTTACACTCCCTTTCAAATATAGTTGATTTTGATTTAATAGTATTACCGGAGAATAAGGGGGCTGCACATGCGCGAAATGTTGGTGCTAGGGCTGGAAATAATGATATTTTATTTTTCATTGATGGCGATTGCCAACTATATCCGGGGATGATAACAGAGTGCATGGACCAGCTGGATGATAATCCGGACATCATGTTTGTTTATGGTAATTATAGGTTTGACCAAAAATACGAGTTCTTTTCTCAACCTTTTGACAAAGACGCATTATCCACAATGAATTATGTTTGTACCATGTCACCTATAAGAAGAAACGTATTTGAATTTGTTAAGGGTTTTAGAGAGGATGAGGAGTTCTTTCAAGATTGGTCATTATTCTATCGAGTGGCAAAGGCAGGGTTTAAGGGTAAATATATAAATGAGTTCATCTTTAGTACAACCTACCCAACTGAAGCTTCAATATCAGGCACAAAAGGTTTAAGTCTATCAGAAAAATCAAAGATATTTAGAGAAAAGCAGGGAATCCCTGATCGGGAACTGGTAGTAACGACATTTGCAGCTCCACTTCAGGCCAGGCAGCGGGCATTAATGTTAGATGCCGATTATATTGGTCCAATCCCTAATAGTAGACGCCAAATAGTACCATCGAACCTTTGTTATACCAATTGGAAGGCCACCTATTTCATTGGCTGCTTTAATGCGCCGGTAGAGGCACTAACAAATCATTACAGTGCCGGCTACAAGAAGAGTATTTACCATTTCATCGGCACTGATGTTTGGCAGCTAAGAAACATGCATTCAATAGCAGAGGTTGAAGAAATAAGGAATATATTTAAGATGTCAAAGACAGTGTTACTGGCAAACTCGCCCAGAATGGTAGACGAGTTGGCCGGCTTAGGTATAAAAGCAGAGTTATTATATAGCCCTATTTACGACATTGAGAGGTTTGTCCCCTTGAAAGAGACACCAAAAAAGAAGAGGGTGGCAGTCTACTTTTCTAATACACCTAACATGAACGCCATTGACGGTGCTGACGGGTTATCCCATTTACCATTCATATTAGATATCGCTAGGTCCATGCCCGATATCGATTTCGTGTTCTTTGGTGATGATAAGAGGGCGTTTCTAAAGAAAGATGATTCAGTTAAATTCAGGTCAAAAAACTTAATATTTGAAGGTAAAGTTAAGAGCGAGGATATGCCCACCTTCATTAACAGCTGTAATATGTACTTAAGATTTACTCGTCACGATGGGTTTCCGCATCTACCGATCCAGTTCATGGCCTGTGGCAGGAAGGCGTTGGTATCGGTCCCTGATCCGGAGTTTAAGTTTGCAGAGAAAATACCATTTGAGGCATTGAATAATTATGGAGAGGATAAGGGTTGGTTAATGGATAAGATATATACCATGGTAAATACGAATAATTACCCTGACGCTATAAAGGTTAAAGATTATTATCAGCGGTTAATGAGTCTTAGTAAATATAAGAAACGCATCTATGAGATAGTTAGGAGTTTTAAGTAATATGGATGAAGAGAAAATTAATGTTGAGGATATATTAGAAGAGATTGAACAGCCTGACCCAATAAATGACGAACCCATTGCAGAGATAGTATTGAGTGTCTCATATGTATTGCCGGTCTATAACGGCCAAGTAAATATAGCTTCAACAATAAACAGTTTATTAAAACAAACCGTTCCGGGTCAGATAATAGTCATTAATGATAGCTCTACTGATAATACTGCTAATATATTAAAGACATATAAAGATGAGATAATAGTAGTTAGTTTCTTAACTAGAAGGGGAGCTGCCGTTGCCAGGAACATAGGAAATAAGATAGCCGATGGCGATATCATAGCGGTTTGCGATGCTGATGAATACGAACCTGACAGAGGCGAGTCTATTGTGAAATTCTTTACTGAAAAGCCTGACTTTGATGTGTTTAGTACGGGCGTTAGGTGTAGATCCTCAATTAATCCTAACCATATCTGGGATCAACCTGCACATATCTGGGACGGTAATACCAAATGCCCTATTGCGCATCCAACGGTAGCATATAGGAGAAAGGTGGCGTTAGAATCGCCGTACTTAGAAGTTTCTAAAGATACTGATTTATACGAGTTTTTCTTGTTAAAATTATTAAGGGAAGGAAAGAAATTTGGCATATGCTCGAATCTTATGATGACCAAGACAGAGGGTGATACAGTAAGAAACAAGAGTAAAGCTTGGGCTTTGAAAAAGGAGTATTATAAGAAGTTCGGTATTGATCTTGGCGTCCTAGAAAAAAAAGAGATCCAAGATAGGTAAAAAAGAAAGGGATGAAAAGTTATGGGTGAAGAAAAGGTAAATGAAAAGGTAAATGAAAATGAAGCGTGCTTAGATGGTCAAGATGCTGAATATGTTAAAAATCAGATCAGGGAAACCTTGCTTGAGCAAAAACGGCTAGAGGTAAGGAGAGATAATTACTTCTATAATTTGCTGGGTATTATTCTTACTATAGGAATTCTGGGGATTATAGCGATATTGAGCAAAGAACCATATGCGAGTTTACTAACGGCCGGATCATTAGGGTTTTTGATTTTATGGACCAAGCAAAGACTTAAAGATCATTATGCAATGGAAATCGTAGAGAAACAAAGAGTATTAAGGTTAATCTCTTATGTAGTCAATTACCCATTAATCCTTATTGGCGGCACCATGTTAATTAAGGCCTGCATAAAAGATGTTCAGATATCTTACTTGTTAGCTTTTTCGGTTGGTTTCTTGGCTGATGGCATATGGAGAAAACTTAATTAAATGCGATATGAGAGTAAAGATGAAGCTATAAAAGCGCATGTGGATAACTATAGATCAGATGGTGTTGTTAAAGGTAAAGGTACGAGATACAGCTCTGATTTTCATAGAGTTGATTTCGTAGTCCAGAAAACACCAAAGGGATCACGGGTGCTTGATATCGGATGTAATGGTGGAACCATAGCTATCCGTTTAATGGCTGAACGTGGCTGTTATGTTAAGGGGTTAGACGTGGTTGTGGAGTTGGTTGAAAAGGCAAAAAAGAGGGGTGTGTTTGCTGAAGTTGGGGAAGCCGAGGATTTGAGTCGGTTTAAAGATGAATCTTTTGGGGTTGTCATTTGTTGTGAGGTGTTAGAGCATTTATATGATCCATTAGTAGCAATAAAGGAAGCGTATCGAGTATTATCGCCTGGCGGTACTTATATCGTTACAATCCCGCATCCGGCATCAGAGATGTGTAAGAAGGTAGGGGATTATCATCAGATGAACTACAGTATCGAGATAGTGAACACCTTATTTCATTCTGTATTCAAAAAAGGTGATGTCCAGTTCTGGAATCTCCCGTATATAGAGGAGTACTGTGCAACAAACAACCTAAACCCTAATGCGGCTCAATGGCTGGCGCTTGTGGCAGTTAAACGAAAGGACTAATAATTGAAAGGACAAAGGTATGCCATCTGTTATTTGCCAACCCTCAATCTAGGGCCTATTTATTGGCGGATAGAGAATTATGCGCAAACAATAGCTAAGGAATATGACACTAAGTATGCCTTGCATGTTGAGCCATTTTTTGATCCTTTTAAGGAGATACCATGGTCAAAGATATGCTTGGATGCCACTGAATATGCAAGACAAATCCAGAGTACACTAGAGGGCGCATTTCAGTTCTTTGATGTTCTGATAATCCAAAAGTTACAAAATAAAGAGGGTTTGGCGCTGGTTAAGATGTATCATGAACAGTATCCGACCACTAAGATATTCATGGAATGCGACGATTCTATAGGCGATGTAACTCCATCAAACAGGAATGTAGCTGAGTTTAGAGAACATAATACAATAGCAGCGGAACATGCGAGCATAAGCGATGGCGTGATTTGTTCTTGTCGCTATCTAGCTGATTCTATGTTGAAATTCAATTTAAATGTCCATGTAGCACCAAACTGTATAAGCCCCCATACCTGGAAAATAGACAAGAAGAAAAAGAAGCTTAAGGGTAGGACTAATATAGTTTATGTCGGTGGTGGTGGCCATGACGAGGATTTCAAGACCATATATTCCAGATTAAGGTTATATGTGACTACCCATAAGGATATCTATTTCACTTGGTATAGTGGCGGATATTTACCTGATTGGTTCAAGGCGGATAAGCGATTCCAGTTTGTCCAGGTAGCCTGGCATATCCTAAAATACCCTCAATCACTATATAACACCGAAGCTGACATTGCCCTAGCCCCGCTTAGAGATACCGAGTTCAATAGATGTAAATCTAACCTAAAATGGATAGAATGGAGTTCAATTGATGTTCCTCTTTTGGCTAGTAATGTGGTTCCTTATAGAAATACGGCGGGTAAGATATGGCTTTATGATAGGCCGGAATTTATAGACAAGCTTAGGGAGTTGGTAGATAGTTATCATTTGGTTCGGGAAGGTTTATTGAGCAAAGACTGCTTCAAGAACTATAATATTAAAAAAGAGACTGATAAATTGCTATCATTTATCCTATTTGATGTAGAAACTCCTATAAAGGTAAGCACCTGATAATGTATAATAGTTAATAAATAGACTTAAGCCCTTACTAAGGGGAAAGTTCTCTAACAACAAGGGGGCTTACCCTTTTAAATTATGGAGGTTTATTGACTATGAAAAAGTTTCTTACATCTGTTTTAGTATTATTCCTATTTCCCACATTATTACTTGCTACATTTACCCCATTCAAGGGTGAGGATTATAAACAAATTCAGTTTACTGATGAGACGGTAGCTACCGGCAGCCATATCAGCTGGACGTTTTCTGAAGCTGCTGATTATACAATTATACAGTTCGCAGAAACTGCAGAGACAGCAGCTCTGGTAAGTTATTTATTATCTGATGGTACAGTTATGGCCACGGCCAATTTAGCCTCCTCTGCAACGGTTGGTACAGAGGGGTATTCATTTATAGATGTAAAGATAACAAATACTCAAGGGAGCGAGGTAACGTTTGACGGAAATATAACGTTAACCTCCGGCTTGTCAGTTTCAGATTTAGGCGATGTAACTGCTTCGAGTTTGGTTGTAAATACTACAACCGTATTAAATCAAGCTGGTGGGGATAGTGATACAAGGATAGAAGGTGATACAAATACAAGCTTAGTCTTTGTTGATGCAAGTACTGATAGAGTCGGAATTGGGACTTCAACCCCAGCAACATTGTTTGATGTGGCAGGTGTCTTAACTGTGTCTGGAAATGCCATTATTAATGAGTCTGGTGATAGTGTGGATACGAGGGTAGAAGGAAACACTAACGCAAACTTATTATTCGTTGATGCAAGTGCAGATAGGGTAGGAATTGGAACCAATAGCCCTGGAGCTTTATTGGATGTTGGAGGAGTCTTGAGCGTTGCTAGTGGGGCTGTAATTAATGAAGATGGTGATGCGGTAAATATCAGAATGGAAGGAGATACTGATACTAATCTTCTTTATGTTGATGGTGGGAACAATAGAGTTGGTATAGGGATGAATAACCCTGGCGCATTATTTGATGTAGACGGGGTATTGAGCGCAAAGCAGATAGGGATAGGAGATGCGAGCCCTGCCCAAGCATTAAGGGTTTTATCAAGTGATGCTGGTAACTGGGCTTTTGCAGTCGTTCAAACAGAAACCTATGGCTTTTCTGCGGAGGTACAAGAGATAACGGGCACCTTATGTGAGTTTAGTATTAATCATGGATCACCAAGGGACTATGCGTTCGTAGTCAAAGGTACCGGCTGTGTTGGTTTGGGACTGCAAACCCCCACAGTAAGGCTTCATGTATCTGGAAATATGATAATAAATGAAAATGCCGATGATTTGGATTCGAGGGTTGAAGGCTCTGGTGATGCTAATTTGCTTTATGTTGAGGCTGGGAATAATAGAGTGGGGATAGGAACTGCGACCCCGGCAACAAAGTTACATGTTGCAGGAGATATAACGGAAGATAACATGACTTATATCGATATGGGTTGCTCATATAATGTGGTTGCTGTAGGAATAGCTACAGCTGATATTTATTATGTCGTCACACCTAATGTGCAAGGGTATGGACCAGCTAAAAATGCCAGTATTACCGATGGTGTAATTACGGTTACCAAAGCAGGAGTATATAGATTAGCTTTGTCTCTTTCTGTTTCCTCTGCAGCTAATAAAGATTTCCATGGTGGAATAGCAATAAACGGAACCGATCCTGACGGTGATATGGAATGGAATAGGGCTATCGGAGCATCCGCAGATGAAGGCTCGGTCAGTGCCGGAGGGATTAGGACTTTGGCGGCTTCAGATACTATAAGTGCGGTTATTGAAAACACAGCGGATACAAGCAATCCCACTGTAGCGCATATGAATTTATCTGTGTTTAGAATAGCTCCATAAAGGGAAGGATTATAAAATGGGATCAACATTAGCGGTTTTAAGAACTTTGACCGAAGGGTTTATTAGATCAGGGGTTAGCACAACATCTACTGATCCATCATCAACCTTATTAAACACTTATATAAACAAGGCTATATCTAAGATAGCTAGGGAAGTAAGGCCAAGAGAATTAAGGAATAGTACCGTAGCTTCGGTGGATATAGTTAGTGGTCAAAATACTGCAACGTATCCAACAACCCTGATAGTCCCTGAAGGAGTTTATTATCAAGGATCAGGTGGTAGTTATAGAGAATTACAGCCGGTATCGCTGACAAGATTAATTGATATTGAGGGTCAAACGAATTTCTTTAATAGTTCTAATACCGGCGATCCCGGCTTTTATGCAATAAGAAGCACTGAAATAGTTGTGAATAAATACTTCAATAGGTCAGCAACCGGAGCAATAAAGGTATATGGTATAAATGTACCAACCAGCCTAACTCTAGATGCTACAGCCTGCGATTTAGTTACTGATTATGACCTCCTTATTGCTTATTATGCAGCCCAGTTCTTCTATCAGGGTGATGAAGATGACAACAATATGCAGAAATATTTTCAATTAGCAAATGCTGAAAAGGCTGAATTAAAGACGTTTATGGAGCCTAATTATGACAATCGGATGGTTCTGGACCCTAATATATATGCCGGAAGTACGGGCTATAACCAAAATGAGGTTCTATATAGCTTATGAGTAATTTTCCATCGGTTACTATTAACAAATTTTTAGGCGTGAATAAGAATAAGAATAAACTTAACGCTATCCCTGGCCAATTGTCACTTAACACCAATTATTTGTATGAGGATAATGGTGGCTTAACAGAGAGAGGTGGCTCGGCTAAAGTGAGTGATCCACCAACTACAGGCAGATGTTTCGGACTTGGAGTTTATGAGAACAATGCTAATTCTAGATATCCGATAACGGCGCAAGGGACTGATTATTATTATTACTCTTCAGCGTGGGTAGCTTTTGGATTGTCCATGACACCAAGCCTAGAGGTGTATTTTGAGCAAGCAGGTTACGGTGCTAATCGTGCCATGTACGCAGCTAATGGCTCAAACTCAATAGTTGAAATAAAGATGTCTGGTTCGGTGCCGGCAGCATCAACTGTTACATCTCCGGACAGCTCAACTTATCTTATACTTCATAAGAATAGGCTTTTCACAACAGATGGTAGAGATACCCTGTATTTCACTGAAGCATTAGCTTTTACTGATTGGAATCTTGGTACTAATTCAATTGTTGTAGCCCCTGGCTTGGATGGGTATATAAAAGGGTTTGCTGTCTGGGGTGATGCTTTATTTATCTTTAAAGAAGAGGCCGTTTACGTCCTACCTAACGCAGCTGATGCTAGCCCCACAACTACTTGGTTAATATTGAAAACAGATGCATCTCAAGGGACGACATCACCAAGAACAGTTGTCCGGACACGGATTGGGATTATGTATTTGAGTTCAGATAAAAAGGTAAGGGTGATATCTCCGGCAGTAACATTTTCATCTGGTGAGTATACTTTGGGTGGTTCTGGAAGCCCGGTTGTAAGTGAGTATATTGAAGATGATATTGACTCAAGGTTAACTAGTGATAACTTAGCTAAAGCTTCGGGTGTTAGTTATAAAGATAAGTATATATTATCCTTTAGATCGCTAACAAATGCGCAAGGTTATCACGATATTATCTATTTTGCAGATACCAAGAAATTCTTAAAATCAAAAACTAGCGAACTTAACCAGCCCTTTTATGGTGAATTTACCGGTCTAAAGTTTGATTACTGGGCTGTTTCTCAACTTGGAACCACTCAGATTCTTTATGGGATAAGAGGTCAAACGGGTGAGTTATATACAACATTAGATGATAGTCTCCATGCTGATGATGGCGAGGCTATTGAATCAAGGGCTAATGTGGCCTGGTTCGCACCGGATGATGATGCTGTATATAAGTCGTTCAGAAAAGCTTTTTTCTATGGTGAAACCGAAGGTTGGAGTATGTCTTTAATCTTTAATGCTTATAAGAGAGGGAAGCTATTACCTAATGATGGCGATGGGGAAGTAAAGACATTTACTGCTAGCGACAGCTCAGAGATTTATGTGGATGGAGCTACCCTAATCGGGGCGGTAATTGGCTCGGGTTCTACAATTAAATCTAGTGAGTACAATGTTAGGCTTAAGGGTAACTGGTTTAAGGCGGAGATATCTAACTTAAATGCTAACCAATTTACACGGATATTCAGTGTAGGTTTCACATATAGACCAATAAGGAGGAATTAATTAATGAACGGATTACAAAATACTATGCAAACTAACCAGCAATTAAATCCACAGCAAAAGGCTTTTGCAAGTGAGGCTTTTAATACTGCGGTAACCCCACTTAGGAATGAGTTCTTTGAAGAGTCAATGCCAAGATTAACCGAACATTTGGCTGGTAGAGGTATCTCTTTTGGCGGTTTAGGGCAAAAGGCTTATGGTAATGCCTTACAGGATTTAACCAGGCAGGAATCAACTCTAGCCGGAAACATTAACGCATCGCTACTGGACCAAGCGTTCCAGGCATCGGAAGCAGCTAAATCAAGGCAGTTTCAATCACAGAATACTGGCTTAAATATGGGGATGCAGGGGCTATTAGATCAGGGTTCAACGCAGAATCTAGCAGGCCAATTATTTGGTCAGGGAGCGAATGTTAAGACCTTTGGTCAGGTGGAGTTAGAGCAAGCAGCTCAGGCAGCAGGTTTATCTCCGGAGGAATTTTCAAAGATTAAAGGTGTTATCGGCAGTGAGCAAATGCAGCTAATACTAAGTAACCCTGAATTATTTATTGATGATCCAATGAGGGCTCAACAATTCCAAGTGGCGTTAGGGTTAATATCCTCTGACAAGGTCAATGAAGCTGCTCCTTTACTCGATCAGTTAGGTATAAAAATGGGTAAAGAGCCGACAATGTGGGAAAGAATCTTTGGTGGTGGAGACAAAAAATTAAATGATTTCTTTGCGCCTAAGGACGGGAATTTATATACAACATGAAAGGCTGGTGTGAATTATGAGCTTTAGCGGTACAGGCAGGTTTTCTCAATCACCGACCCAACTCCTGGGTTTAAAAGACGCTGTTATGAGTAGGCAGCGTGAATCTGAAGGTTTAAGGGACGCACTTCAGCAAGGTTATGCGATAGAGAAACAAAAAGAAGAAGAAGAGAAAAGAAGAAAACAAGCCAATCAAGGAATGCTCGGAAGTGTTCTTGGTGCTGTTGGTGGTGCGCTTCTGGGAGGGCCGTTAGGTATTGGGGTAATGGCTGGAGCAGGGGCAGGTTCTCAAATAGGGGCTGGAGTAATGACTGGTAATGCTCAGCCTGTGGTAAGTGGAATAATGAGTGGAGCTGGAGCTAAGTTCCAGCAAGATCAACTATCATCAAACCAAGCAGCTCAAGATAGGAACTTTAAATTATCATTATTAGAATCGGATGCAGGACAAGTCCCCGAGGGAACTCCCGGTTCTATGGCGTTTAATATCGACAACAAGAAAACGTTTTTTAAAGGCGCTGGTGTATCACCACCCGAAACGACAACAAATGAAGAATTAATAAAAGGGCAGTTCATTCCGGCCAAAGAAGGAGATCTGGGCTCGTATCTTTTGAATTTACAAGGCGGGACTACAGGTTACTTTAAAAAAGCAGGGCCAGCGGATATGCCTGAAGAGGATTTTGTCGCTAATGTACTCAAAAAGGTCGCTGGTAATGGCCAGTTTACTCAAGAATCCGCAAAAAAATATGCAAAGACAAGGGACTTGGCAGACTTACAACAAACCCAAGGGAAAGCGACAAACAGAGTTCAGGAGGCAGTTGTCGATTTAAGGACTAACAAAGTTTTAACTGGTGCCCAAATAGCAGAAACCCCAAAAGACTATATTGGAGTGGCAAATACTATCGTTGATCCTAATACAGGGAATTTAAGGGTAACAAGTATAAAGCCTAAAGTTACCCCTCAACAGGCAGCGGATATCCAAGTGAGGACAACAGAGAGAAAGCAGAACGTAAAAGAAGCGATAATCGATAGAGAGCAATTTGAGGATGTGTTAGAGGGCTCGAGGAATTCGGCTGGTTTAGTGAAAGACATTAAAAACATATTGGTTCAAGTACCACCAGGTATTATCGGTGCTAGTAAATTACAAATAGCCAAATACCTATCCAGGGTCGGAGTTGAGAGTAAAGAGGCCGAGCTTATAGGTAGGTATGACGCAGCATTAGCAGAAACGTCCAGGCTAGCAAAAGCCTTGGGTAATGTGGGAGTTCTAACAGAGCAAGATATTATACGGGTCAAGGAACTACTTGCAAGGCCAGGTCAATCGCTATCTGAAAGAAAAGGTAGCTTTATGCAGGCTCAGAATATCTTTAATAGGGCTATTGTCAATAATGCTAAGAAGAATGAAATGCAAAACTATGAGGGCTCTTTAATAGACTTCGGTTTTGGTAATAGAAACTTTAATAGCTTAGAGGAAGCTAAAGCAGCCGACTTAGCGACAGGGTCAAGAGTCATTATTAAGGGAAGGAGAGCTGTTATCTACTAATGGAGATTAAATATTTAGATGAAGATTTAACAGCCCCTGGAACGATAAAATTCTTAGATGATAATACCGTTGTAACTCCTGATCAAACAGGCTGGGAAGTTCAAGGTAATGAATTTGAGGGGTTAGATGAAGAGCAGATAGCCAGGGTAGAACAGGCAAAGAAGTTTGAATCCACTAAAGTTGGAAAAGCTCTGGATATAGCTGGCGCTGTATTTGGGGCGCCGTCTAAATTAATTGGGGTGGCGCATAGGCCAAACAAAGTATCTGACTTAATGCTTGAGCAATTCAAAAAGAGTAATGAA